AGGTCTATCGGCAACACCATTCAGCAAGGGATTGGGCAATCACTATGATGATCTGATCGTTCCTATCACAGCAAACCAGCTAACCGATAAAGGATACCTAGCACCAGCTAAATACTACGGCGGCACCAAGCCTAACCTGAAGGGAATCAAATCAAGAAAGCTGAACACTGGCGCATCTGACTTTGATCCGACACAACTATCTGCTCGGATCGAGAAAGATATGAATCTAGTCGGTGACATTATCGAGAACTGGATTAAGTACGGTGAAAACTCACAGACGATAGCCTTCTCTCCGTCGATAAACCATAGCAAAACAATGGTCAGACTGTTCAATGCTGCGGGTATTAGTGCCGAGCATATCGATGGGTACATGGATGATGCCGAGAGACAGATCCTTTACCGCGAACATGACGAGGGTAAGTTCAAGATCCTGTCATGCAGTCGGCTGTTAAATACTGGATACGATGCGCCAAGTGTACGGTGTCTGATCGACGCATTCCCCACCAAATCACTAGCTAGTTATGTGCAACGTATCGGCAGAGTGCTACGCATTCACGAAAACAAGCCTCACGCAATCATCTTAGACCATGCTGGCAATGTAGCAAGACATGGGTTTGCCGAGGATATCGTGCCTGATTGCTTACATGATGGTGAGAAAGAATTTAAGGAGCGGGATCAAACCAAAGAGAAGAAAGAACCCAAGACTATGGACTGCCCACAATGCTACCAGACCATGATGATGCCTCGATGTGCGTGTGGGTACGAGGTTCCCAAGGCTGAGTTGCTGAAGACAGACAAGCAAATCTTGAAAGAGATCAAGAAGTCACCAGAAGACAAGGGTCGTTGGTTATACGAGTTACAGTTCTATGCAGCGCAGAAAGGGTACAAACCTGGGTGGGCAAGCTGGGCTTACCGTAGCAAGTTCGGGGTATGGCCTAGAGTAAGGCCAATGCCAAGCAGGGAGCGGATGCCAGAAGTGCAAAGCTATGTGAAACATTTACAAATCAAGAGGGCTAAAGATGCTACAAGAGATTTTAGAAAGGCTGGATAAGGTACGACGATTCGGTGATAGGTACAGGGCTATCTGTCCAGTGCATGATGGCAATAATCCAACGGCACTATCACTGAAGGAGGATCAAGGTAAGGTGCTAATCCACTGCCATGTTTGCGGAGCGAAGGGTAGCGAGGTAGTGCAAGCGATAGGTCTGACGGATGCAACATTGTTCAACGATATACCACAAAAAATGGGCGGAAAAAGTTACTTTTCTAGGGATCAAAAGGATCAGGCATTGGAGGATGCTTTCTTTATAGAGATCTATGAGAATGAGGTAAGCAAGGGACACCAGCCTAGTCGAGAAGAGTACCGACGATACAGGTTAAGTCAGCAACGGGTGAAAATATTAGGGGCAGCATGAACGATTTAGTATTCAGAACAGCAAGCAAAGAGGATGACATTGAATCCAAATGTAAAAAAATTATAGAGGAGTTATTAGATAGCGACTGGTTCTATGACCTGGTAGCACAGAAGGTGGCAGACAATCGGCATACAAAAGTAGAAGACAGAATAAAAAATATCATGAGGGTGATCGATGAAAACACTAAGTAAAGAGAGACTAGCAACCGATTGTGTAGAGATGACAATCGACAATCGTGAAGGGCTGGACAACATGATGAAGATGTTAGGCCAGATTGAGTTAGAGTATCCCATCAGCGTACAGATTCAGAAGAAAGGCAAGCGAAGGACTAATACACAGAACAACACAGCTAACAAGTGGTATCGGGATTGTGAAAAGCAGGGCGACATGAAGGCGTGGGAGTATCGTGCCTATTGTAAACTTCATTTTGGTATACCAATCCTGCGACGTGACAGCGAGAAGTTTAAAGCGGTGTATGATAGCAGGGTCAAACCGTACAGCTATGAACAGAAGTTGTCCTTTATGGTAGAGCCATTCGATTTTGAGGTAACATCTCTAATGAATATCAAGCAGCATAGCGAGTTCTTAGATATGGTTGAGCGACACTTGAGGGAGCAAGGTTTCGAGTTGACCGAGGTTAGAAGGTGACATGGCCAAGAAATGTAGGATCTGCGGGGAAAGGTTTACGCCGCAATTTACATCATTTCAGAAGACGTGTAATGAGACTAAATGCCTTGTCGCGTGGGGCAAGAAAGAAAGAGTTAGAATTCAGAAGTCAGAAGTCAGAGAAGCCAAGCGAGACAGATCCTACTGGATGAGGCGGTGTCAAACCGAGTTCAATAAGTACATTAGGAACAGAGATAAGAAAGATCCATGTATATCATGCGGTCGCCATCACACTGGCCAGTACCATGCGGGTCATTACAAGACAGTAGGCGGTCATCCTGCCCTACGATTCAGTGAAGATAATTGTCACAAACAATGCTCAGTTTGCAATAACTATAAGTCTGGTAATTTATCAGAATATCGGTCAAACTTATTGAAAAAGATAGGGTTAGAGCGGGTTGAGTGGCTCGAAGGGCCGCATGATCCTGTGAAATATACTATAGAGGATCTGCAAGAGATGCTTGTCAAGTACCAATCGCTGAATAAGAAATGGGCGACGTCTCGATCCTAGATAGGAATGCCGAGCAAGTCCGTGATGTTCTGCGCGGTCTGCTTGAGCAAGTCGAAGCTGGCGATATATGCGGTGCTGTAATAGTCACCGAGCACCAAGAATTCTTTGATTTGCAAATGCCCGGCACCTTCTCGTCTGACCCTGAATCAATCGCCTCAGTCATTGGTCGCCTGTACATGGCCGCTAATATATTCTGCTCGCTACCGGATAGTGAAGATGAGTCCTAGAAGCACAGAAGCCCACCTAGATTTCTGCACTACGGATTATCAACGGCAAGTCATTGAGATGCACATTAATGGCATGCTACAAAAGGATATTGCGGAAAAACTTGGCAGGCATCCGAAAAGAATTAGCGCCTGCATCTTGGCAATACATCGCAAGGCTGCACTCTCAGGAATGGCACCAGATTACAATCTGAATCGCCAGACAGCACCAGGATTTACCACCAAGCGAGTCTCTACTGCCTATAACATGGACAATGAGATCGTTCTACAGTGGCACATACAAGAGCCAGAAAAGCAAAAGCTAGAGGAGTTAATCGCAGAATTTGTGGAGGGTTTCAAAGATGAAGTCACCGGATTACATGCCCCCACAGACCCGCCTGCAAGCACTGATAGTGATCTTATGGCTGCTTACATTGTTGGGGATCATCACCTTGGGATGCTTGCTCATCACAGCGAAACGATGGGCGATGACTATGATGTCAAGATTAGCCAAACTATTTTAGAAAATGCTATTGATCGTCTAGTCTCATCTTGCCCCGCCTGTGAAGTTGGAGTGCTGGTAAACTTGGGCGACTTCATGCACATCAATGACTCCACCAGTTCAACGCCTAACTCTAAACATTTATTAGACTCTGATGGTCGATACTCCAAGACCATACGCGCTGCCAGTAATGTGATAAAGCGTACGGTATTACGTATGCTTGAGAAGCATAATCAGGTGTGGCTTGTGAATGTCCGAGGCAACCATGATCCTGATGCGGCCTTGTGGTTGAATGAGGTCATGCGTCTGTACTTCGAAGATGATCCACGGGTCAAGGTATTTGACAACGCTTCCAAATTTATCTGGTGGCAATGGGGCAAGAATCTAGTCGTGACGCATCACGGTGATCGGATTAAAATGTCTAATCTTCACGGGTCAATCGTCAGTAATTTGAGGCAAGAATGGGGAGAGAGCGACCACACCTTTGTATGGACAGGCCACATACATCACAAGAATCAAGAGGAATATGGCGGCGCATTGTTCGAGTCTTGGAACATCCTAGCACCAGCCGATGCTTGGCACAGTGGGGCAGGCTATGCCAGTTCTCGCAGTATGACTTGCGTAATCCTCCACAAATTGTACGGGGAACAGGGAAGATTGAAGGCAAACATTCAGGAGTTGGTATGACAGCACTTGATAGACAGGTAGCAGGCAACCATTACAAAACCATGATGATTCAGCCATTGGAGTATGCACTGGCGAACGATTTGGGAATCTGTGAACATGCGGTGGTCAAGTACATTAGTCGGTGGCGTGATAAAGGTGGAGTCGAGGATCTCAGGAAGGCAGCGCATTACATCGAGATCTTGATTGAAAGGGAAACGGCTCCAAAGGCTGACCCTAAGAAGCCGTCTTGGTAGTCACATCAGCATTGCGCCTATGATGTAGCCCAAACAAAAGGCAATTATCATCGCCCCGCCTGTGTATCTAGGTACCAAAAGTTTATCTTTCCACATGGCATAGC